TGCGACCTCTGGGCCGGGGACTGGTACGGCAACAACAGCATCGACCTTTGATGCGACAAATGTTACACTCGATTCGGCAACTAAGACTTTTGACGAGGGCTAAATGGCAAAACAAACAGTAGGAATTGGCTCTGCCGCAAACGATGGCACTGGTGATACTCTGCGTGATGGCGCAGATAAGATCAATGATAACTTCACCGAAATCTACAATGCGTTAGGGGACGGCACTACGTTAACAGATATTATTAATGCTGCTGGCTTGCTTGATGTAAGTTCTGGAGCAAACAAAATTGTTTTTTATTACGCTGCTCTGACTGATTTACCAAGTGCATCAACCTATCATGGCGCGATTGCTCATGTTCACGCAACGGGTGGTATGTATTTTGCCCACGGCGGCAATTGGATACGACTAAATGATGAAGTTAGCGGCCCAACAACCACATACACAACAACAGCGGCAACGGGTTCTGCCTACACTTTTTCTGGTCCCGGTGCTACTGCTGGGAACAATCCCAACTTTACCTTCTACAAAGGTCACACATATTTAATCGATAACACATCCTATGTAAGCAGCCATCCTTTGCAGATACGAACATCCTCTGGTGGCTCTGCTTTTACAACAGGAGTAACGGACAATTACAACAGCACCACCGGGCTAACTCAGTTCATTGTGCCACATGAGCCTAGTGACACTTCGTTGGTGTACCAGTGTACTGTTCACAGCAGCATGGTTGGAAACATAACAATAGTATAGTGAGCAGGTAACATGTCATTTACATACGCACAACTCAAACAAGCTATTCAAGACTTCGCAGAAAACACGGAAACATCTTTCGTCACCAACCTGCCTGTGTTTATTCGTGGTGCAGAAGATCGTATCTTCACACTTGTTGACCTTGAGTTGTTTCGTAAGAACGCCACGTCTGCCTTGACAAATGCTGACCCATACCTGTCTGTTCCTACTGACTACCTTGCGCCATTTTCTTTTCAAATTACAACAGCGTCGAACAAGGTGTTCTTAGACTTTAAGGATGTAAACTTTGTTCAGCAGTATTCCATAGACACAGGCGCAAATGCCAGACCAAAATACTACAGTATTTACGACGTGGATAATTTTATTGTTGGCCCTACTCCAGACAGCAATTACACAGTAGAGCTACATTATTACTATAGACCAGCCAGTGTCACCGCTGGGCTTGATTCAGCAACATCGTGGTTGAGCGAAAACGCCCCTAACGCTCTTCTTTACGGCTCACTTGTGGAAGCGTATACTTACATGAAAGGTGAGCAGGATATGATGCAACTGTACGAACAAAGGTTCGCACAGGAGATTCAGCGTTTGAAAGACTTGGCGGAAGCCAGAGAAAACTCAGACGCTAATCGTAGGGGCTTACCTGATAGGCCAAGGACTTAGGAGTAACAAATGGCAACAAGTAACGCAGCAACCACTTACCTTGAGAATAAAATACTTAGTTTTATTTTCAAGAATAATGCTGGTTCATTCGCAACACCGGGCGACAGTATATATGTTGGCTTGGCAACAGCAGTTTCTGACGCAGAGGCTGGTTCATTAACAGAAGCAACTTTTGGTTCGTATGCACGACAGCAAGTGACCGCAGCTAACTGGACACTGGCTTCTGCAAGCACGGATCAACAGACAGTTACCAACGCAGCTAACATTGAGTTTCCGGCATCAACTGGAACTAGCAACACTGTAACACATGCATTTCTTGTAGATGCGGCTTCAAGCGGTAACATTCTGTTTGTTGGCGCACTGGATGCAAGTAAGACTATTGCTACGGGGGATATCTTCCGTATTAACGCTGGGAATCTTACAGTCGAGTTGAAGTAATGGCTCTTGTTCTGAAAGACCGCGTGAAAGAGACAACGACCACAACGGGCACTGGCACATATACTCTTGCGGGTGCGGTAGGTGGTTTTGAGGCGTTTAGTCAAATAGGTGATGGTAACACTACCTATTATTCTTGCACGGATGGAACCGACTTTGAGATTGGTATTGGAACCTACACTGCATCTGGTACAACCTTGGCCCGTACCACAATTTTGCAGTCTAGCAATTCTGATAACGCTGTTAGTTGGTCATCAGGCACCCGCACCATCTTCTGTACGTTGCCAGCAGAGAAGATGATATTTAATGACGCGAGTGGAACCGCACAGAACTTTACAGAACAAGACCCGAATGCGTTGGCATTCGCAATAGCATTGGGATAGAAAAATGGCTAACGCATTTAAAACATTTACAGACACCGCAGTGGGGACAGCCAACGCAGATGTTTATACCTGCCCCAGCGCGACAGAAACAACAATTATCGGCTTAAACATTGCCAATATATTGTCGGTTTCAATCACGGTAAACGTACAGTTAATCAATAACGATGGCGACAATGTACATATTGTAAAGTCAGCCATTGTTCCTGTTGGCTCGTCACTGGTAGCAGTTGGTGGAGATCAGAAGATTGTGATGAACGCTTCTGACATTTTGAGGATAACAGCAAGTCAAGCATCAGCGGCGGACGTTACACTGTCTGTATTGGAGATTACTTGATGGCACTTAGCACGATTGACACAAATCAGATTAAAGACGGCGGTGTGCATAACGCAGACATCGCGGCATCGACTAGCACTAACCCGTTTCGCACAAACGCTACCAGCATTACTAGCAATTTAACTGTGGCCTCCACAGAAAACGCAGGGGCTTTTGGACCGATAACCATTTCCGCAACAATTACCGTTAATGGAGTGTTGACCGTTGTCTAGTCGTATTCTTGTAGATGAAATATATGGTAAGACCGCTAATACGTCTGCGCTAACGATTGATAGTAGTGGCGATGTAACATTTAGTGGCGATGTAACATTTAATAGTAGTGATTATGATAGTGGTTGGATTACAGCTACACTTTTAAACAATTTTACACACTATGACACAACCACATATGGTCCTGTACGATATCGTAAAATCGGTAATATTGTTAATATTCAAGGTATTACGAGTCAAAATGTAGTTAATACCACTATTTTTCAGTTACCCGTTGGTTATCGACCGCCGACCCGAATAATTCTTGCAGTTCAAAACGCTAATAATTTAGCTAGATTAGATATTGACCAAAACGGAAATGTAATAACACAAAGCGCACCAAGTTCAAGTTGGATATCATGTGCTTGTACGTTTATGGTCGCATAATTTAATTAGAGGTAAGTCATGGCAAGCGAATTAGGTGTACAAACTATCCAGCACACCAACGGCACAGATGCTATGACCATTGATAGCAGTGGTCGTGTTGTAATTTCACAAAGACCCTATATTATCGTTGATTTTGGAGGTGGTACTGGTAGTTACGAAACTATGTCTGCTGGTCGTATGCAATTCGATAATGTGGCAGATGGTGACTCATCTTTATGGAGTACCACTAACTGGGAATTTACTTGCCCTGTAGATGGCCTTTATATGGTTTCTCATGGTGGGCTTATAAACGCAGATGCAGCCCACGAAATTGTTGTTTACAGAGGCCGTTCAGGAGTAAATTCAATTCAAGCCCGTTTTTATGAGGAACATAGGGTGAACCGTGGGTCTGTTCTTCTTACTTGTTTAGCGAATGACGTAATTTATTGGCAAAATAATAATGGTGTAAATTTTTATAGTGGTAGCGGTGCTAATAGATATACCTTTGGCACTATTGGTTTGGTTAGGTAGGAGAACAGGATGACTAGCATAATCAAAGTCGACACTATCCAAGATTCTTCTGGTGGTTCTGCAATTAACATGGGTGCTGGGTCTATTGTCCAGATACAGACGTTTCAAGCTTTTACAAATTCATCTTCACACATACAAACCAGTTCAGGAACAGCCGCACAACTAGGTGATGGCACTTCCTATGACAACGCCCAAGTTACAATTACCCCTAAATTTTCAAACAGCAAAATACTTGTAGAAGTTTTCTCTACTATGGTTTTTTATAATGCTGGTATTGCTTTGGTTTGGGAACTTTACAGAGACAGCACAGCTATTGTTCCACGTTCAACTAATTACGCAGTGCCAAATTATTATGGATTGGCTTATCATTACGATAATAACAGCGGTCATTATGGGCCACACTCTGCTCGTCATATAGATACTCCGAACACAACTTCTGCAATAACTTACAAGTGGTATCACAGCATCGGTTATGGAACTGGAACTTGTTATAGTGTTCATGGTGGTGGTGAATATTCAATGACAGCCACAGAAATAAAGGTGTGACATGGCATACATCGGCGCACAACCAAATAAGCAGTTAACAAAGACAACGAGCCAGTCCTTCAACGGCACAGGTTCGGCGACCGCGTTCACACTTAACCGCGCCGTGAACACTGGTGAGGAGCTAGAGGTATTCGTTGACAACGTGCAGCAGGAGCCTGGGGTGGGTAAGTCATACACAGCCACAGGAACTACCCTGACGTTTGACGAGGCTCCGCCATTAGGCACAGGCAACGTGTACGTTATCTATCGCGGTCAGGCAGAAGTAACAACACGGCTAGAAGCACCCGACCTTTCTATTACAACTGCGAAGCTGGCGGCTGATGCAGTATCTACCGCCAAGATTGCAGACGATGCTGTTACATCTGCAAAACTAGATACAAACATAGACATTGCTGGCACATTAGATAGCACAGGAGTTATTACAGCAGATGCTGGGATTAAATTAAATCTTAGTTCTTCTACCGTTACTGGGCAAACTGTTACCACTAATACCCTTACTGATTTTGAGCAAGGCACTTGGACGCCCACATCTTCATATGGTTCACTTTCTTATAATCGCGCACACTATGTTAAAATAGGCAACATGGTTACTATTTGGTGTCAAGTATATGCTTTTACTGATTCATCTGGTAATGCACTTTATGTAGAAGGACTGCCTTATGCGTCTGCATCTGGTTGGGGAGGAACAGGTGTTGTGATGCACCAAAATGTTAACATCAGTAACGAAGATGACATTACCATGTATATTGCTGGTTCAGCTTCAAACTTTCGGCTTTTTAAAATTAGAGCTAATGGTTCGTGGTCTACAATAACTCATAATTTATTGCAGTCTAACCATGAGTTTTATATTAGCTTTAGCTATTTGACATCATAGGAGTTTGAAATGCCATTAAGCAAAATAAGTTCTGGCGCAGTTGGTACTTTATCTAATGGACTAACTCTTACGAGTGATGACCCAACCATCACAATGACAGATTCATCAGGTACAGATGACATTGTCACCATTCAGTCAACCAGCGGTGCGGTAATAATAACCGCACGAGATGGAAGCTCTGATGGAGAAATTATTTTTAAAAAAACAGATGGCTCCACAACAGATGAAACAATGCGTATCGAAAGTTCTGGCGATAAAGTATTTAAAGGCAGTTCGAGTAATTATGATGCACAAATTAGTCAGTATGGACAGCTTATTGGTGGAATAGGCGCGGTCAGCACGGCTGGTACTACCGACTGGAACGACGCTACAAACGCAAGGTCAGGTTGCGGTCAAACATTATTGCTTGGAACCCACTCAAATGGCCCCGGAGGAAGTTATTATTTTCACCCCTTTACTTTTGAATATAATCAGAAAACGGGAGGAGGAAACATGACACAATTAGCTTTCTCATATCACAGCAATAATAGATATATGCGTTATAGGTATGGTGGTTCTTGGTCTTCTTGGTCTTCTTTTTAAAGGTAATCCAAAATGTTATATGTTTACATAAATGAAAAAGAAGACCGAATTGTAACCACTAGCTCTAAGCGGGATGAGGCACTCGTGGCGGATTCTAGCCTTACTGAGTACACAGTTACCGATGATTTTGATATGGGCAAAGACATGCCTAGAGAAGACGGTGAAGGTACTATTCGATTAGACGGTTTCTTGACAGCTACTGAGTTTTTGGCTCGTAGAAACTCTGACTATGTTTCAAGGCGGGTGTCCAGTTATCCAGCTATCGGGGACCAACTTGATGCCTTGTTCAAGGCGGGGGTTTTTCCCGCTGATATGGAGGCCCAAATTCAAGCTGTTAAAGACGCAAACCCAAAAACAGGGGACTCTGACTAATGGCATATATAGGCATTGACCCAAATGTAGGTGACATTAGCTTTCAGACCTTTACAGGTACCGGAAGCGCAACTGCGTTTACGCTGGCGCAAAGCGTTGTCAGCGGCGAAGCTATTATGGTTGTTATTGGTAACGTCATCCAAGAGCCAGGGATAGGCAAGGCATACACAGCGCAAGGCACAACCCTGACCTTTTCGTCACCTCCAGCTAACGGCGATGTAATACAAGTTCGCTACTTTGGTCGCGCAGTAGACCAACCCACCAGCTACGCGATGCAGTTGTTTAAGTACACAGCAACAGCAAGTCAGACTGCGTTTACAGGTGCAGATGCTAATGGTGCAATACTGGCCTTCTCTGGTAACGATGTAGATGTATATCTAAATGGTGTACACCTCGACAGTTCAGACTTTACTGCCAGCAATGGTGATACGATTACACTTGGCTCTGGTGCAGCGGTAAATGATGAGTTAGTCATCCGTGCCTTCCGTGCGTTTACTGTGACAGATACAGTTAGCAAGTCCAGCGGCGGTACGTTTGCGGCTGAGATTACAGCAACACAGTTTCAGACCACAAACACCACGGTTGATACGGCTGTATTCCGTACCAATGGACAAACAGTAGACGAAGATACTACAATAGCATCAACCAAGAACGCATTGGCGATTGGTCCGTTGACCATAGACACATCAACTGCGATTACCGTCAATGGTAATCTGACAATACTGTGAGGCATAAATGGCTTCTATATTAAACGTAGACCAGATAAGAACTGCGGCAGGTACAAATGCCATGACGATTGACAGTAGTGGGTATGTAAGTATGCCCAATACTACAGAGTTAGACATTTGGAATCTTCCTGCAAATGTAACAATTTCTAGTTCTACAACACAAGACATTACTACTCTTACTAGATGGGCTGTTGATTGGGAAAAAATTGGTACAGGCATGAGCCACAGTTCAGGCATTTTTACTTTTCCTAGCACAGGAAAATGGAGATGTACTGCTAAATTATATTGGCAGGGAAGTAACGGGGGCTATTATTTTGGTATAATCAATAGGTTTAGTACAGATAGTGGGTCTACTTTTACTGACAGAGCTTATGCTTTTCAAAATGCGGCCACAAGTGAATATTGTGATACGACTACCGTTATGTATGTTGACGTGACTAACGCATCAACTGCTAGAGCAAAATTTAGTATTCAAACCCATGCTGCAGGTACTATGGGCGGCAACGCCAATCAGTTACGAACTTACGTTGTTTTTGAAAAGCTAGCGGCAACATAGGACAAGTTATGTCAACATTATTTGTAGATACAATAAATGAGAAGACCACAAACAACGGGGTGGAGATTCCAGGTCATGTGTTGCAGGTGCAACAGACAGTTTTTAAGGACACCTTCTCAACTTCCATTGGCCCGAATTTTGCTGAAGTTACAGGACTGAGGTGTAATATCACACCCAAGTCAACTAGCAGTAAAATTTTAGTAAAAGCTTCTTTATGTCTGGCTACACAATACTTTTCATTTAGGGGAAGAATTTTAAGAGACGGAACCGCTATTGACGATGCCTTGGGCAACCAGCGCGGCTCTAACAGAAAGCGAGTTACCTTTGATTATTGTCAGTACTATAGCGGAAACAGCACACAGTATGATATGATAGCAGGGGCAATTGAATATTTAGACTCTCCTTCTACGACCAGTGCTGTTCAATACAGTATAGACATTGGTGGTTTTAGCACAACGTATTCTGTTTACGTTAATAGAACTCATAACGACACTGATGCAACCAGTTACTTTGGCTCTCCTGTTTCAACAATGACTTTAATGGAGATTGGTGCATGACCAGCATATTAAAAGTCACCGAAATTCAAGACCCAACGAACTCGAACACTGCGCTAACGATAGATAGCAGTGGTGTAGTTAATTTTAATAATACACCAACGGGTGTTGGTTTTACTTTTCCTGCAATCCAAACATTAAATGGTCAAAGTTCAAGAACATTTACAGGAATACCTAGTGGCGTAAATATTATTAAATTTGGTGTTTGGAAGTCAAGCGGCACAGGTACTGCTGCGCCAAAAATCCGAATTGGTGATAGTGGGGGCATTGAAACCTCTGGTTATCAAGGGATTGATGTTTTTGCTGCTACAGGTGGGGCTTCTGTTTATGGTGGTACTTCAACTGGTGCTTGGGGGCCGTCATCATGGACAGCTAATAGTAATGTATTAATGATTCAAGGCGAATTGTTTAGAGTTCATGGCAACAAATGGACTTGTGATGGAATGGCGATACAAGATAGTCCCGGCTATTTTATTCGTTTTACTGGTTACAAAGAACTGTCTGCTGAACTTACACAATTTGAATTTTCACTAGCCACTGGCACTTTTGATGAAAGCGACAGTTATATACGCATAGCATATCAATAGGTTAAATCATGGCATCAGTAACAGAAGCAATCTTAGCACTAGACCCAAACTGCCAGTTTGTACTTCGTGGCGAGCCTACAGACGCGATTAGTTTTAACGCAGGCTTTAGTCTTGTAGTGGGTGTGGATGGCAATAACACAGCTATACTGTCCAATGACTCAGATGCGTGGGAAAAGGCGGGAATAACATGGGGTACGGTCAAAACAAAGCTTAACGAACTTAACGAACTGGAGCCGATGAAACTGTTGCGCGAAGAGCGTAATCGCCGTATCGCTGAAACAGATTGGTGGGCATCGTCTGATCTTACCATGTCCGCAGAACGCACAGCCTATCGTCAGGATTTGCGCGACATTACCGAAACCTTCTCATCACTTGACGATGTGGTGTGGCCTGATAAGCCGGAGTAAGCTATGAGTAACGCCCGTAATCTTGCCAATCTGTTAGGTACAAGCACTACAGTTCCGTCTTCCAAACAGCCTTCTGGTTCTATTTTGCAAGTGGTATCAAATTCATCAACTAGTGTTGTGACCACGGACTCAACAAGTTTTGCTGATATTGCGTTTGCAACGGCGACAATTACCCCAAGGGCAGCAAGTAGCAAAATACTAATTCAGTATTCATTTGGCTCGATGGGCAGTAGCGGTGGTAGTGTCGGCGCACTTATGAAACTTTTAAGAGATAGCACGGAAATTGGGCAAGGGTCTGGCGCAGACACCATTAATACATTCAATCAACATTGGTATGGCACAAATGGTCGTTATTCCCCAAGAAGTCATATGTTTATTGATAGCCCTAATTCTACCAACGCATTAGTTTATAAGTTGCAATGGCGTGTGGTGTCAGCAGGTGGTGAAACATGGTACATAAATAGGCGAGGTTTAAATAATTATTCTCGCACCTCATCAACTTTTTATGTAATGGAAATAGCAGGCTGATGTTCGGCGAACTGTCGATATCGGAAAACCCGCTTGCTACCCAAGGTATTGTGCTTTTTGGGTCTGAGTCGCTTGACGCAAACTTCACACAGTCAACAGACTTATCCGCCATACTTAGCGGTAGTATGTCGGTTGACGCCTTTTTCTCTAAGATATCCGCAGCAGCGGGTACACTTATTGCTGAAATAGAAATTACATCTGACTTTACACAGACCACACAAGGCTTGCGATTTGCTACAGGCGTAGCTGATTTAGACTTTCAGTTTGATCAGACAACGGCGGCAAACTTTATAGCCTCTGCTGACGCATCAGTTGATTCTAACTTCACACAGACAAGCACAGCAATCAAAGTAGTCTCCGGCGTAGCTCAAGTAGACTTTAACTTCACACAAACATCCGCTGCCATAGCTATACTTTACTTGCTCAGTGACCAAACCGCACAATTCGACTACGACCCACTAGGTGGTTTGCTACTTAGAACAGGGCTGAGTATGGACTCTCAGTTTGATGTTGTCGAAGCTTTGGGCGGGTTCTTGCGCTTTGCCGCGCAGACAATGGACTCTGTGTTTATTATGACGGCAGATGGTGCTATACTCTGGGTACAGGTTGACGCAAGTGGCACACCAGAAAGCTGGACACAGGTAACACACACAGGCGATAGCTGGACAGAAATAAACGCAGGCACATCGTCTGAAACATGGACAAACAAGGTGGTTTAAATGGCAAGTACCTACACAGATTCTAGCGGTATAGAAAAACCAGGCTCTGGCGAACAAGCTGGTTCTTGGGGCGAAACCGTAAACGAAAATTTTGATATCATTGACCGTAACTTAGCTGGGTTTAAAAATCTTCAGTTAGACGGAACTTCTAGTAATTTAAGTGTTACTGACGGGGCTAAATCTGAAGGTCACTATAAAGTTTTGTATTTAACCGCAGGAACCATTAGTGGCACTCACACCATTACACTTCTTCCAAACGACAAATCTAAACTGTATCTAGTTTCTAATACAACATCACATTCGGTTGTGTTTACACAAGGCAGTGGCAACAATGTTACTATTTTAGCGGGAGCCTCTGCTTGGATATATAGTGATGGCATAGGTTCAACCGCAAATGTTCGTGTGCTTCCGTCCGATCTTGTCGGCGACGTAACTCCTCAGCTTGGAGGAAATTTGGACGTTAACGGAAACTCGATTGTTTCTACAAGCAACGGCAACATTAACATAACACCTAATGGCACAGGTACAGTTGCTATATCTAAATTGCAGGCAGCAAGTTTAAACTATCCCACGGCTGACGGCACGAACGGTCAGTATTTACAGACAGATGGATCTGGTACTTTAAGTTTTTCTACTGTGCCGATAAGTGGCAGTACGTTTAACTTGGGGGATTGGACTTTAAGCGTTGTTAGTAATGAATTAGTCTTTAGCTATACAACAGGCGGCACAACAACAGCCGTAGCTAAAATTGGCACTAACGGACAAATTACATCAGCTAATGATGTGACAGCATTTGGGACTATATAATTATGCCTATTCCTGCTTCTGGGCCAATAAATATGTCTGACCTTAGAACGGTCTTTGGCGGGTCAGAACCTGACGGCTTGTCTGAATATTATAAAGGCGGGGGCCTTGTTACAGCTAACGCAACTAATGCTAATGTGCCTACAAGCGGGGCTATAAGTTTTAGCAATTTTAGAAGCGTTTCAGGTGCAAGTGCTAGAAATGTAAGTTTTTCTTTACGATATGATGTTGGCCCAGATAGATTTTCTGGGGTAGGCTTGGCGGCAACTGATTCCGTTACAGGTACTCCGTATAGCTACAGTGGAACTTCTACCTCTAGTAATCCATATTATTACCAGCCTGTGTTTCGGGCAGGTACAGGATATATTACAAGTTTATCTTTTGGTGTGCATCAAAACGAGGATGTAGATTTAACTACACCTATCGTTTTGTTTTATGGAGGCACAGACAGTTCTAACGTGACAGACCTAATATTTGCATGGAAAGGCTATCGAAATCCTCACACAGGTGGTGGGTATGACTACGTCCTTCAGTTTAACGGCGATGGAGCCATAGACACCACAAATTATAGCCCCGCTGGGTTTTCAAGTGCTGTACAGTATATCTTTCATACTACTGAACTCTATTATGGTGGAGGTGGTGAATATATTAATGCAAACCATAGGTGGTACAGATTTGCTGCAAGATCACCTTACAACATTGGTAAAGCAGGTTTAATGATGAGGATATATACGACTTTAACAGCCCTTCCACAACCCACATAGGTGGCACATGCCCTTAACAAAGTTACAATTTAAACCAGGGATTAACAGAGAAGTCACTTCGTACTCTAACGAAGGGGGATGGCGCGACTGTGACAAAATTAGGTTTCGGTTTGGATACCCTGAAAAAATGGGCGGCTGGTCCAAGTATACTAGCAGTACTTATTTGGGCACGGTTCGTGCGCTTCACAATTGGATAGCGTTAGATGGTTCTGATTTTTTAGGATTAGGTTCTCACATAAAATATTACATTGAAGAAGGTCAGAACTTTAACGACATAACCCCTGTAAGAAAGACAACTTCCGCAGGAGAGGTGACTTTTACAGCTACTAACAACTCTAACGTAATTAAAGTAACAGACATTTCACACGGTGCAGCGCAGAATGATTTTGTAACTTTTTCTGCGGCTGAGTCTTTAGGTCCAAATATTACAGCAGCTTTACTTAATGCAGAGCATCAAATCACTGCTGTGCTTGATGCGGATAATTATGAAATTACATTAACCGCAACAGCAAATACAACTGGAGTAAGGCAAACAACGCTTGCTGGTACTTCTGCTGGTTCGGCTACGCACACTGGGAAAACACAAAGCGCAACAAGCGGCAGTGGAACAGGGGCGGAGTTTACTGTAGTTGCAGGTTCCTCAAGTTACACATCTGTTACTGTGACGAACATTGGCACAGGATACGCAGTAAATGATACAATTACTATTCCAGGAACCTCTCTCGGCGGCTCTTCTCCAACCAATGATTTAACAATTACAGTAACTTCCCTTGACGGGGATGTTTTAGACGGAGCGACTGGCGGCATTGAAACTATGTCCATTACCGGGCAGGTTGCTCAAGCAAGTTCAGTTTTGGGACCTACTTCAACAGTAGATCCCACTGACGCTGATGCAGTATCTGCATTTAATCCTGCTGAAAACAGCAATCCTGTAAAAACAGTAAGTGTTACCTCTGGAACCTCTACAGGCAGTGCTACGTTTACAAACGTAACAGGAACGTCGTCTGGTGGGGGCAGTGGGGCTAAATTTACTATTACAACAGATGGTTCCGGTGGATATACTGTAGATGCGGTCACAGATGGTGGGGATGGTTACGACGTAAATGAAAACATAACAATTTTAGGGACAAGTCTTGGCGGGGCAACAACAGCGAATGATCTTGTTTTAAACATAACTGCTGTCGAAGCACATACTTTTGATTTAACTGTAGTTGGCGCGGGAAATGGGACAGGGTTTACCGCAAACTTTACTCAAAATACTATTGGTTTTAGCAGTGTTATTACTCAAAGCACTCCGATAGTATTACGAACATTTCAGTTTAGCTACACTTTTAACGGAGCAAACTCTGTAAGTGACGGAGGAAGTGGGTACAGAGTAGGTGACACTTTCACCCTTACACTGTCAATGGGCCTAGGTTCCGGCACTTCCACAGACAAAACATTTCAAGTAGACAGTCTTGTGAACAACACTGTGGCAGAATATCAAGTAAATGTAGGGTTAGATACAACGGTTGGGGGCACAGGTTGGGGAGCAGGGCAATACTACGGGGTTACCTCTGGTGCTTTACAGACGACCTTGAACGAAGGTGGAACTCTTAGCTCCTCTGACACCACAATTACACTGACGGACACTACTGGCATAGTTGCCAGTGATGTAGTCTTAATAGGCAATGAGCTTATACTTGTGGGCGGCGTATCAAGCACTGGTGTCAAAACAGTAGGATCCATAACAGCCTCTGGTGGAACGGCTGGTTCAGCCACGCATACAGGTAAAGTTCAAGCAAGCACAAGCGGCAGCGGCACGGGCGCAGAATTTACTGTTGTTGCAGGATCAACAACATACACGTCAGTCACCGCGACAACCGCTGGAAGCGGTTACGCAGTCGGAGATACAATTACAATAGCTGGCAACACGTTAGGTGGGGCAACCCCTCTGAATGACCTAACCTTCACGATTACAGCGATTACAAATGACTTGACAGGGTGCACAAGAGGTTACGCAGGAACTTTAACAAGCTCCAACGTCAATACTTTTGGCCCGACTGTAGCCGCAACTCATGCTGATGGTTCTGTTGTGCGATTGGCAAAGGGTAACGCTGACCCAATTAATGACTTTTCAGGATGGGGGGACGCAGCATCTGGCGGTGTAACAACCACAGGTCAAATACGTTTATGGTCACACGATAATCTTGGTGAAGATTTACTTCTTAATCCAAGAGATGACCAAATATATTACTGGGACAAAACAAACACGCTTTCAAATCGGGCTGTTAAGCTAAACACATTAACTCCGTCCGCAGGGTTTTTTAAAAGAAGTGTTCCTACAAAATGTAAGCAGGTTTTGGTGTCGGATAGAGACAGGCATGTAATTGCTTTTGGTTCCGACGGCATTAATACAAGCTCTTCTGCTACAGATGGAAACGGTATACAGGACCCACTTCTTATCCGCTTTTCTAATCAAGAAGACCCGTTAGATTGGTATCCCACCGAGGACAACACGGCGGGGGATTTGCGTTTGGGTTCGGGTTCTACTTTCATGCAGGCCGTTGAAACAAAACGTGAGATACTGGTGTGGACAGACACTGCTCTTACATCTATGCGATTTATTGGTCCGCCATTTACCTTTGGTTTACAACAACTGTCCAGTAACATTACTATTATGAGTCCAAACGCTGCTGTAGCGACAGAAGATTTTGTTTTTTGGATGGGTATTGATACATTCTATGTCTACGCTGGTCAGACACAAACACTGCCTTGCTCAGTAAAAGACAAAGTGTTTTTAAATTTTAACTTAGAACAGAGAAGCAAAGTAATTGCTGGTATTAACTCTGAGTTCAGCGAAGTAACATGGTTTTACCCATCATCTAACTCGGCAGACAACGATCGTTATGTTACCTACAACTATAGCGAAAAAGTATGGTACTTCGGCACACTTTCTAGAACAGCATGGTTGGATCGTGGAACTCGGACCTTTCCTTTAGCTACTGGAAACAACTATCTTTACAACCACGAGTTTGGTTATGACGACGATGGCTCTGCTATGAATTCCTTCATTGAGTCAGCAGCAATAGACATTGGTGACGGCGACAGATTTACATATTTACGAAAAGTTATACCCGACTTAACTTTTGACGGTTCAACTAATTTGTCTTCACCACAGGCTACATTTACAGTAAAAGCGCGTAACAATCCGGGGGCAGACTTTGAAAACACGCAGTCTGGCACAACCAGCCGCACACAAACAACACCAGTAGAAGAGTTTACAGAACAGCTAGATTTAAGAGTTCGTGGACGTTCCTTTGCACTTCGTGTAGAATCAAATGCATTAGGGTCTAAATGGAAGTTGGGTAGCCCTCGTGTAGACATAAGGCAGGACGGTAGAAGATAATGTCAAGTAATCAGGTTGCACCACCGAGGCTTCCAGAACCACCGATCGAGTATACACAACAGTATATGGCGGATCTTGTGCGTTCTATACAGGTATTTATTGAGCAGGAGCGTAATCCTGGTGAAATGCGAGGAACTAAACTAACGCTGACGGCCTTGCCTACTTCAGCGACGGGCCTTGAAACTGGGTCCTTGTATAACGACAGCGGAACTGTGAAGGTCGTAACGTAATGGGTCTATTTAAATCATTTAAAAAAATGCTTGCTCCCATTGGCGGAGTTGTTGGGTTTGCTCTTGGCGGTCCAATGGGCGCGGCTCTTGGGTCTGGAATTGGATCTCTTGCGGGTGGTGGAGATGTAAAGGATGCTCTTCTTGCGGGGGCTTTGGGCTATGGTGCGGGTTCTTTTGCTAAAAGTGCAGGATTTGGGTTAGGGTCCGGTAGTGGTATAGGTAGCTTGCTTCCAAGTTACAAAGGCACATCTATGCTTGGGCTGGGTAGTGCGCCAACACAAGCTTTGGCAAAAACAGGGGGCTTTGATCCAAGTAAGATGATTGGCGTGGGTGGGCCAGAAAAGGGTAAAGGCATTCTTTCAATGTTCGACGACATGAGCATGGGCACAAAACTTGGGTTGGGTGCTGGTGCGTTAGCACTTGCTGGCGGTATGTTTGATGAAGAAGAGGAAGAAGAAAAAGGTTTCAGCTACGCAGACACAGGACCGGGCAAAGTTAAGGGCACACTTGTGGGCAGGTCTGGAAAAAGGTATGATATGGATGACCCTACGGATATGAAACAATATGCAGATGAACTTAGAGAACTTCAGGATCCAGGGTACAATTACTACACTGACCCATATCGGCCTGTTGCTCGTTCTTCTGGTTATGCTCATGGTGGGGATGTACATGCAGGCGGTGGTGAGGTTGACGGACCGGGCACAGGAACGTCAGATTCTGTGCCAGCAAGACTCTCTGACGGGGAGTTTGTTTTAACAGCCAAGGCTGTCCGAGGTGCAGGCGGTGGCGATAGAGATATCGGTGCCGCACGTTTATATGATATGATGTCAGACTTAGAGGCGACAGGCTAATGTCAAAACAAACAGTAGAACAGATAACAAGACTTGCTCCCTTTCAGGAACAGTTTCTAAAAGACATTTTTGCGCAGGCAGAGGCTCTTCGTGGTACACAACAACCGTACTCGCCGCAGCAACTAGCTGAATTATCAGATGCGCAGAACCGAGCAATAGCATTAGCAGATGCAGGTATTGGTGGGTATCAGCCGTACCTTGACCGGGCGGCTCAGTTGGCAGGTCCCGGCGGTGCGCAACAGTTTATGAACCCATACGAAGATCAAGTTGTCCAACAGACAATGAAGGACATTGCTCGTGAAGGTGCAAAGGCGCAGCGGCAACTTGCAGGGCAGGGCGTAGCTTCTGGTGCTTTTGGAGGTTCTCGATTTGGTGTCGCACAGGCAGGGTTAGCTGGTAAAACACTGGAGCAGCAGGCACGTTCCGCTGGTCAAATAAGACAGGCTGGCTTTCAACAGGCACAACAGGCCGCACAAAACGCTGCCCGTTTACAGGCCGGACTTGGTCAGGCACAGCAGCAAATGGGAATACAGGATGTCAATCAGCTTTTGGGAATTGGTAGTCTACAACAGCGTCAGCAACAGGCTGGCTTTGATGTTGCCAGAGCCAATGAACTGGCACGACAGGCCCTGCCGTTTCAGGAAATTGGATTCTTATCAGATATCTTCCGTGGTGTACCAGCGTTGCAGTCAACTATGCAAACAACTTCGGCTCCGAGTCCAAGCCTTGGCTCACAACTTCTCGGACTCGGTATCGCGGGTCTTGGTGCTGCTGGTCAGGTTGGTGGCTTTGGAAATCTGCTTAACTTTGGGGGTTCCTAATGAACAACGAAGTTCTACGTCGTAAAATGTTTCGCACCGTACTGGCGGACTCTCGTGCTCCAGCCGGGATCCTCGCATCTTCGCCTGAGATGGTTCGCACCGTACAAAAAAGAGTTGGCGGTGCACAGATTGGTAGTTATGAATTGAACTTAATTCCCGAACTTGTACAGCGCGGTGATGTTCAAGCACTTCAAGCACTGACCGCTCCGTCCTATCCAAAGCAGGTAAGGTTAGCTGCCTCTCAAGCTCTTGGTTCAGTAACAACTAAAGAGGCTGGGTCTCCAACAGCAGATTTTCTGGCTACCAGTGGACAGCAGCTTGCTCGTGCGCCTAGAGAAGCGGTTTCAGATGCATTAACAGACGCTGGCGAACTTGGTCAGGGAATATTAGATGTTGCTGCGGGTGAAAACAGAAAGTTTGTTGACTCAATAAAAACAGCCGCAAGAAATGACGCTAACAGACTTTCGTCTGTTTTAGATTTTGTTCGTGGAACTGGTGAAATTGCCACACCAATTTCTGAACCAGGCGAAGGAATCACGGCTTTACTTAAAAAAGGCATAAAAAAGATGGGAAGTGATCTTAGACAGATTACAGACCCAATCGATCGCAAGCTTGGATATCTGACCTATGATGAGACAGAGGGTATGGGCCTACCAACGGGTGCCGCATCAGTTCCGGGGACAGCCTTACCTGCTACAGATTTATTACTTCCAGAGGACGATGAGTTTGGAAACATAGGTCCTGATGGCAAATCTGTTCGCACCGACTATGACTTTGGTGAAGAGGGTGACGCGGACAGTGGCTTCGTAGGTTTAGGTAACGCACCCACTAAAACTGTTGCAGAAGAAGTATCTGAGACAGCGGTCTCTGGGGCGGACACTCAGACAAAAACAAAAGGAACAAGTGCTGCTACTGTAGCATTGTTGGATCCCATTGTACTAGACGACGCAGCAGACTTAGATCCAGATACGTCAAAGGCTGCAATTAAAAAAGGCACACAGGACATTCTAAACTCTGACGCAGACGACACCACAAAGAATGATGCTTTACTAGAACTTACAAACAAAAAAGACCCAGAGAAAAAACTGTCTGTAAAAGATAGAGCAAAAGCAAACATAGAGTTGTATGAGGAACTACTGGGTGAGTCACCAGAAGACAACTATACCATCAATAATTTCTTGGTGGACTTTGGCGTTGCGATTGCCTCTGGTCGAAGTGACAACGCTCTTGAAAACATAACCGCTGCTTTGAAACCAACTGTTGATAAGATGTCAGAAACAAAAGAGCGGAAACGTGCGCGTAAAGAAAAAATTAAATTGCTGGGCATACAAGACGCGATTGCCGATGACAAACAAGAGAAGCAATGGGAAAGAGAGTTACAAAAACTTGATAGAACACAAGCGTATGACTGGCGTAAAACACTACGAGCAGAAGGTTTTGCGATAGATAAACTGGACGCGCAGATTGCTGCCGCTAGATCTAACTTAGTGTTAAAGCTCAACAGTCAGATAAAAATAGCAAACAACCAGCAGACAAATGCGGCTGAAAGAGACAGGGCAAACAACGAAGCTGCTTTGTTAAGAACACAGCTTACTGCTCTGCCGGACGCACATCAGGCCGCAGCATTTGAGTTTGCGCAAAAAGGTTTGGATTTATCAGACGATGATGTAATGAAGCAGTTTGAAAGTAGAGTAGAAGAAATTTCTAGAAACCTTGTGCGGTCAACAACTAAAACAGGGCCACTAGCTCCTGAACAGTCGCGCTATGTGTTAGACTCAATGAATAAAGAGTCGGCTATGGATCAAGCTAGAGATGACCTTGAAAAGCAGGGGATAGAAAATCCAAGTGGTAAAGATTTTGAAAACTACTTCGCCGCTCAGTACCAAAGAATTACAGGCGAAAGGGGGGATACTCCTGCACAGCCCCTCGCCATAAGCACTTTAACCGCAGGCCAGCAAGCCAAATTAAAAAACTTACCTGATGGTCAAGAAGCAGAATTAGGTGGTGTTACTTATGTTAAACAAGGCGGGAACCTAGTTCCTAAGTAAGGGGGTATCATGGTTCTTAAACTTGACGAGCCTTCTGCTGGTGTTCTTAAACTTGACGAGCCTTCTGCTGGTGTTCTTAAACTTGATGAAGAGCCTACGTCCGAGACTCAAGAGTCAACGACACAGGAAATTGCTGAAGGTATTGCATCTGGCTTGCTTGCCATTCCACAGGGGATCGCGGAACTCGGTGCTGCTGGCATCGACCTTGCTTTTGACACAAGTTACTCGCGTGATGTAACAGAAGCTTTCGATGGTATCCGCGAAGCTGCTGGCATCGACCCAGAAGGTGCCGCAGGTGAGATTGCAGAAGTTGTTTCACAGTTTGTTGTGCCGGGTCTTGGTGCTGCAAGCGCGGTGAGTAAACTTAGCCGTGTAAAAAACCTACCTAAACTTGCTCAAAAAGCAGCGCAAATCGGTGCCGCAGGTGTCACTGATGCTGTTGTTGCTACAGATGGTGTTACTACTATCGGTGATTTTTTTGATGCAGGACCAACAAAAACAATAGACACCATTGGTCTTGAAGGCAGAGAACTTGCCGCTGCCCGTATCGCAAACAAACTAAAGATTGGCATCGAAGCAACTGGTGCTGCTGCCGCTGTTGAACCTGCGCTAAAAGCTGTTGGTCTTGGCGGTAAGGTGGCTGTTAAGGCAGCTACACCTATTGTTTCTCCTGTGGCTCGAACAGTTATTAGCACAGGAAAAGCCATTGGAAAGCCTATAGCAGACTTGGCTCAAGAGGACACCCTTGTTGGTAACGGGGTAAACTCTTTCTTATCTGTGTTCCGTTCACGCGGGAATATGACACAAGAAATGTTTGAAGAGTCTGCAAAGATAAACGGTAAGGTTGAGGCAGATATAAATCAAGCTGCCACAACTCTTCGTGAACTTGAAAAAGGTATGGACAAGATTTTAAAAGACTCTGAAGAAGTTATGGCTGACGGGTCTCCTCTTGCCAGAAGCGAATTGAACAACAGGTTGTATGGTTACTTAACAGGTGAAACAGAACTAACCGCACTTCCAGAACTCATGCGCCGACCTGCTAAAAAAATGCGCCGACAGGTAGACAAGTTATCTTCAGACATTATTAACTCTGATTATTTAACTAAAGGTGCAGGAGATGAGGCTATTCTAGCTATCCAAGAAAACATTGGTTCATACCTACGTCGTCGTTACAAAATATTTGAAGATAAAAATTTTATAGGTTCAGATGAGTTTATTGCTGAAAGAGCAAAGACGGTTAAGTTCTTTCAACAGAATGGTAAGATTGCTGAAAAAATTGCTGATGAACTTGGAGTGCAAAGATTAGAAGGTGACATTTTAGAATATGCAACAGGCATTAGAACAAAGCCTGAGTTTGCTGAAAGGCTGACACAGGCGTACATAGATAATTATTCTAACGCAAACAGATTTTTACCTAAAAGCGGTCAAAAGCCAGACAGGATTGCAAAGAATAAAATTAAAACAGGAATGTTTGCTACAAGACAAGCTGTGCCAGATCAACTTCGTCGGCTACTAGGCGAGATAAAAGACCCACAGGAAGCATTCATTGGAACAATTGCTGACATGGCAGAGTTTAGGGCGGTTGATGATTTTAATAAATACATAACAACAAATTTAGTTGATGGAGAACGCGGTCTGTTTTTAAGTGCAGATGGTTTTAATAGTCTTACGGAGGCTCAAAAAAGAAACTACACTAAGCTTGAAGGTAAGTCTGGATATGGTTCTTTAGAAGGCTTGTATGCAAACAATAGAGTGTACAAAGACATTACCACCAGAGTTTTTGGTGATGCTGGAACTATGGGTAATTTGTCTCGTGCTTTGTATTCCGGGTTTCTTAGAGCCAAGGGTGCCTCTCAAGCCAGTAAAACTATCTACTCTCCGATCACACAGGTCCGCAACGTAACATCTGCTGGTCTGTTTGCAACAATGCAGGGCAATGTTGGCGCAGGTGCAAACTTGTTTGATAGCGTTAGTCTTGTTTGGAACAACATAACCAAACGTCCAGACAAAGCAGAGTATTTTCAAAAGATGCAAAGACTCGGTGTTGTTGGTACACAGTCTCAAATTAGAGAAATTGACCGTTTGATATCAGAGGGCCTTGGCGGTACAAGAACCGCTCAAGTAGATCAACTTGGTCTTCCTACTTCTGGAAGCTTTGCGGATACTTTTCGCAGAGGAAAGATGGGCAGCTTTCTTTCAGGTGTAAACACAAAGGCTCGTGATTTCTATCAGGGTGGTGATGACGTTTGGAAGGTTTACAATTTTGAATTTGAGAAAAACAAAATTTTAAAAGCCTTGGGCACAGAAGACCAAGTTAGGGCTGTCTTTGGAAAAAGCTCAGATGAATACGCGGCGGATATAGTAAAGAACACTGTGCCTAACTATGAGCGTGTGCCAGAAATTATTAAAAGCCTGCGTAAACTTCCTGTTGGTAACTTCATCGCCTTCCCTGCTGAAATTATCCGCACCAGTGCCAACACACTCAAACAGGCTCTTGATGAACTAGCAGTCAAAGTTGATGACAAAATGATTGCTAGATTTGGTGGTGACGCGGATAAAGCTGCTGCCGCAGTCAAAGGAATAAATGAGGTCGGCATGCGCAGACTGATGGGTGCTTCAATGACAATGTTTGTCGCTCCTGCCACCATACAAAAGATGGCGATGGACTTGACAGGTATAGACAACATCGAAGAACAAATGGAAGCGGTTCGAGAGACAGCGGCTCCTTGGCAAAAGAACAGTCGCTTGATTCCTACTTCTGTAAAAGATGGCAAAGTCACAGGATATATCGACTACAGTTATACAAATCCGTATGATTATCTTCAGCGGCCATTTCTTGCAGTGTTAAACGCGGTGAATCGTGGTGAAGACATGGGCAGCGACACTGGCAAGATTGCTTCTGATGCAATACTAGGTGCTGTAAAAGAAATATTTGACCCGTTTGCCAGCGAATCAATTGTTACAGAACGAATTGTAGACACCACACTTCGTAACGGTAGAACACAAACTGGTGCTAAAGTATACCGTCAAGAAGACACAGTCGGTGATAAAGCAATGAAAAGCTTCTTCCATATTGCTGATTCTTTCGTTCCGGGGGCTGTGCCCGTTACATTAAAAGGTATGAGGAAAGAAACTCAGGAGCCAGGAATGGAACCCGGTCGCTTTGCTCGGTCACTGATGTCTGACACCACAGACCCAAATGGCAACGAACGTCGAGTTGCTCAAGAAGTCTTCAGAGCATTTACAGGCATTACCGAAAATGAAGTCAAGCCTGAAAACATCATGATGTATCGTGGATATGAATACGGTCGTGCATTGCAAAGCACGTCTCAGATATTTAACACCGCTGTAAGTACTCGCAGTCAGCTTGACCCTCAGAATGCTATTGACACATTTAGGGCCGCAAACGAGGCGCGGTTCAGAGTTATGAATGAAATGTTTTACGTCATCGAGAACATGCGTAAGTTAGGTGTCTCAGACGCAGAAATTCGTAGAACATTAAAGAAAAACAGAGTTGCAAATGTTTCTGAACTAATGCGCGGTGACTTTGCTCCATTTAAACCATCAAAAGAAATTAAGAAAAAAGTTCGGGACAACGACAACCGCTTACCCATTCCTGAACTTAATCGTATTAGACAAGAGTTTCGTAAACTTAAACTAGGCGCACAGCCAGAATCAGAGCCACAGGTTCAAGAATCTCGGCCCTTGGTTCTTGATGAGCCTGACCAACAACCAGTTGCAGCAACCGCAACTCCTCCGGCGGTAGCGCAAGCGGGGGCCGCTCCTGCCCAAACAACGGCGGCTCCCGCACCTACTTCACAACCACAAAGCAGTGGTGGTATACTTCCATTACTTTCCGGCGGCAATCCAATCGATGCGCTGAAAAACTTACAGATTTTCCAGAGGACACAACAATGAAATCTACAACCATAGACCAGCTACGTCAGGAGCTTGCCTCCGACGAGGGCTGCAAGTACGAAATATATTTGGACCACCTAAATTTACCAACTTTTGGAATTGGTCACCTCATTAAAAAAGACGACCCTGAGTACGGCCTACCAGTAGGCACAGTCATTGAACAGGAACGTGTGGACAACGTGTTCAAGTTGGACATCGCTGTTACACTTGAGGACTGTCACCGTCTGTACCCAGACTGGAATGACCTACCAGAAGAATGTCAGCTTATTATTGCAAACATGATGTTCAACCTGGGGTATCCCCGCCTGTCAAAGTTTGTCGGAATGAAGGCAGGGGTAGACGCACGAAACTTCAATGAAGCAGCCGATCAGATGGTCGACTCGAAGTGGTATACGCAGGTGCCGAACCGCGCACGTCGTTTGGTAACACGCATGAGGGCACTGGCAGATGGAGAGTAAGGAACACTGCTCACCTCGCTGCCCACGGTGTCAGGGGAATCTGAAGACAGCTTATGTACACGGACACGAACAATGTGTTACATGTGGTCAGATAGTTGATGACTGCTGTCAAGGAGAAGTAGCATGCGAACCAAAAACCCAGTCGCAAGAAGCCTGAAACTACGACGATTCAGGCTAAAAATAGTCAAACCCCGCAAAGGTAAGGGGTCTTACAGAAGGAAGGGCAGAACCCTTTCTTTTTTTATGTGGTTGTTTTTATTGATTTTTAACATCGATTCTCAGGGCGTTCATGAACGATAGCTGTGTCATAGTACCTTCAGGTCGCTGAGAATCACGTTTTTTTCTTTCTTGTTGCCTAATCACCCTACATTCTGCATGAACATAGGTATCCCAGAAGGGTGCGCCGCCATCTCGCCAGCACTTTTGATAATACCACGTTTGTGTTGTCACTGATCTGGTCCTTCTAGGGGCTGAAAGTACAGATAAAAGGCATCACAGTTGGGGCAGTGCAGGTTTGATTCAATATATTCTTTGCCATCTGCATCTTCACTATCATGATCACCGCCCCATATTAGCTGATGTCCACATGACCAGCACTCAGGTTGAGACGCCATCTTTTTTCTCACACTTCCATCCTGTTACCGCTATCGGTGATTTAAATTGAAGCCACATTTTTATTGTGTCTGCCAGCATTTCATCGATACGTTCTTCACATTGCTTTTCAGTTTCATAAGGACCCCTGTCATCTTTCATTTCAAAACAGGCGTTCTTCATCATCAAGTGACAGCCAATCAAACTTGCATAGAACATGTCTACCTC